CGCCCGCCGCGATGCCGGCGAATTCGCGAACCCTGCTGATCTGGAGACGCTGCTCGCCACCGCGGCCAGTGAGCTGCTGGCGATGATGGCGGGACCTTCTGCGAAGGAGACCGCATGACTAAGCCAAAAGCGCCGAAGCCATTCACCGGTTATGTCGCCTGTTCTCCTGGCGGTGACATGTCGCGTGTAGTTGCTGATGGCGAGGCGTTTGCGCGTTCGGAAGCCGCGATGGGTTTCAGAAATCAAGACATGTGTGAAATGCCAACGGATTGGATCGCAGCCGAGAAAGCCGGGTGGCGGATCGTCCACGTCAAGGTGGAACCCATCTGCGAGAGGGCCGCTTACCGCGATGCAGTCCTCGCTGCGTTCGACGAACTTGGCAGAGAAGATCGGGAAAAAAACAGGGAGCGGAAGGCCGCCGTCGAACACGCCGGGAGAAAGCGCTTATGATACCCCGTAACGCCATGCTCGCCAGCTTGCATCAGGCCGCCAAGCTCCAAGGTCTCGACGATGAGACCTATCGCGACATGCTGGAGAACCTCACCGGCAAGCGTTCGGCGAAGGACCTGACCGACGAGCAGTTGAGTCTGGTTCTTAACAATTTTCACGTGAAACGCCCGGCGCTGCACGCTCATCACGCCAAGATAAAGGCGCTCTACATTGCCGCCTTTAATCTCGGCGCGATGGCGAACGGAACCGACGCGGCGATCGATGGCTTCGTGCAGCGCCAGACCGGCAAAGAGCGGCTGACCTTCGTCACGCCGAACGAAGCGGCGTCCATTGTGGAAGCGCTGAAGGCGATCCTTTCCCGCAATGGATTTGTGGTGCCGGACAATGACGAGGGCGGCCTTAAGGCGCGGCGGGCGCTATTGGAGGCGCAATGGGCCAAGCTCTTCCGGCTCCAGGCGGTGCGGATCGGAAACCCTAGCGCTCTCAGCCAGTACATCTCGCGCAAATACCTGACGTTCGCGGGCGGCTCGCACAACTTGACGTGCGCCCAGCTTGATAGCTGCGCCCGCGACTTTGGCCGCTGGATCAGGAAGGCGCAGGCCGGAAAGCCTGAAAGCCAGAAAGCCGGAAACGCCGCATGAGCGAAGCCGCCGTCATCATCGCCCGCAATGTTCTGCCGCCGGTACTCGTGGTCACGTTCAAGGCCGGGGGGTGGAAGGCTGTTAAAGGGTTGACGGCGGCAATGGGCGGTAAGCGCATCCGCATCCCCAAGACGGCTGGCGACGATCATCCGCTGGTGGCGGCAGCCGGTCGCGCGGCGGCGGATGCGATCATGTATCGCTGGGGCGGCGAAGGAAGCTTCGAAATCCCGCGCGGCGGCCACTCACTTAAGCTCTTACTAGTCGCCGAACCCGAAGCCGGGAGCACGAACGAACTGGCGCAGCGGCTCGGCTGCACCAACCGCCATGTCCGCCTTTTGCGAAAAGAAGCGCGTTTGGGTAAGAAGAAGCCCGCGCGTGCGCCGAAACCGGTTGACCGGCGCCAGCTCGACCTCATCGAAGATACCGATCTCAGCCGGGGATAATTATCCCCGGCCATAGTGCGACGGCGCCGGCGCATTGTGTCCGCCATGATCGCTTATGCCGACATAACCATCGCGGCGCAGGGCGAGGACGATGTCCTCGCTCGCACCATTTTTGCCGAGGCGCGCAGCGAGCCGTGGGTGTCACCATGACTCGCATCCGCTGGGACTTCATTGATGAACTTGAAGGCGGCATGCGGCTCGACGGATACGTGCCGGATGACCCCGACAAAAAAAGTGGCGTGACCATCGGTTCCGGTGTCGATCTCGGCTGGCTTAAGCAGCAGGAGTTTTTGCAGCTTCCGGCACCAATGCAATCCAAACTCAAACCCTACATCGGATTGCGCGGAGATGCTGCGATCAAAGCGCTATCGGCAACACCGCTTAAGCTCGAACGCGACGACATCAACACACTGATGGATGTCGAACGCCGCGCCTTTATTGCCGAGGTTTCGGCGCGCTATACGCATGATGCTAAGTCTGCGTTTTCGGCGTTACCGGACGGTGCGGCAACTGTCATTATGAGTGTGGCCTATCAATACGGTGACCCCTGGGCCGATCTTAAGTGCGGAAAGTTTTGGGCTGTCGCCTGTCAGCGCGATTGGAGCGGGTTGGCGACGCAGCTTCGGAACTTCCCGGATCGGCGCTTCATCACGCGGCGCAAGCGCGAAGCCGTGTTTCTCGGACTGCATATAACGAGGACGCCATGAAGGGATCGTTCTTCCGCACCCTTCTCACCGAAGACGACGCCAACCAGGTGTGGTGCCCGATGCGCATCGCCTTCTGGGTCGCATTCGCGCTGTTCGTGGTGCTGTGCCTCTACGCCTACGTCGTCAAGGGCCAGTCCTTCGACCCGGTGGCCTTTGGCGCCGGCGCGGGCGGCCTCATCACCGGCGCGGGCGCGGGCATCTTTTTCAACGGGCGCTCCAGTGCGCCGAAGGAGAAGTCGCAGTGAAGTCCGAATTTGTTGTGATTGACCAAGAGGGAAACGCCTCTTTCAACGCCAAGAAGGAGGCGCCCGAGGCCTTTGCTAAATTTCCTACGGCCGACAAGCGCGCCCACGAACTTGCCGATAGCGAACCGGGGCAGACCATCGGTATCTATCGGTTGGTGGCGACTGTTGTTGCTGACGTGGTTCCCGCAAAGACCAACATGCGGAAGAAACTGCCATGAGGCACAGGCGTCAAACGCGGCCGAGCGAAACCGTGGTCTATTCCGAAGACTTCACCGGTAGCCACGGTCTGATGACCGCGATCCTCAACGTGAGGTCAAAACTCTATCGGGACGGTGAAAACCTGGAAAATGTCGGCATCTCCGGGGTTTTAACCCTGAAGCGCGAAGACAGTGGAAACTACCGGCTAACGCTCCAGACGAGGCCTTGATGGACAGCTATCTCACCATGGCAAAGTGGATCGGCATCGGTGTTCTCGCACTGCTCGTTTTTGGCGCCATCGGGTTTGGCATTTACACGGTCGACAGTTGGCATCGCGACAGCCAGGCGCTGGTGGGCGTTACCGCCGCGCGCGACGACGCGATCAAACAGCGCGACGACGCCAAAAAGGCCAAGGCCGACGAAGAGACAAAGTTTGTCGGCACGCTTGGCAATATCGGTCAGAAGATCATCACCCTGCAAGGCAATATGAACGCGCTGCAAGCCCAGCTTGATCGCGACCGCGCCGATCGCACCAACGCCCTTAACAACTTCCTGGAGGCCACCGCCAATGTTTCTCCGACCGCTGCCCCTGGCAGTCCTGACGATCTTCTTGTTCGCAGCCGCTTGCTCGACTTTCTCCGAAATCCCGATACCGGACAACTCGGCCGCGGTGACGGTGGCGACGGAAAAGCTGGAAATGGCGCTGGCGTGCCCGGAGCCGTTGCCCAGCCTGGTCCTGTGCCCGGACAACCAGCCGGCAATGATCCTAAAATCGGGAAAGCCGTGGTGCCCAGCGCCGGAGCTGGTGGTCGCCAAGGTGCAAAGCGCACCGCTGAAAGATGCCGCCGCCGCCGCGCTGATCTGGGCGCTGGACGAACAGGAGGGCCGGCTGCGGTTGGACACGTTCGACAAGCCGTGCCGGGAAAAGGCGAGATTATCGTCTGCGGCTCCAGACGATGCGGCAAGTCGATCCGGCAAGCCCTGATCGAATTCGGGCTGCGTACCGCCGGGATCGTCGTGGTCCATGGATGATGGTGACCATGCGCAAACGCGCGAAGAACTCGCCCGCGCCACGGCCCTCGCCGTCGTTCGACAGCAAATTGCCGCCGAGCTGTCAGAGGCGGGAAGTGACGACTGCATCGACTGCGGCGATCCAATCCCGGAGGACCGCCGCAAGGCGCTACCAAGCGCTACGCGCTGTGTCGGCTGCCAGGAAATCGAAGATCGAAGAGAAACGCACATGAGAATGCGGGGGGAATTGTGACTGGTTGGACGGCACAGGATTGGTTCGCGGCGGCGGCATTTGTACTGAGCCTGCTGTCGATCGCGGGATCGGGCGCGGCTTACTTCATGCGCAACACGTCAAAAGGCGAAGCCGAAGGTGCGATCAAACCGCTCGAAGAGAAAATCGACGATCACGAGCGGCGCGTCACCACCCTGGAAGCGCGTGAGGCGGATCGCCCCACGAAAGACGATCTACACGCCCTATCGCGAGAGGTTGCGGAACTGCGCGGCGAGATGAAGTCGTTTAGCGAACGCTTCGAAAGCTACGCTGGCGAGATGAAGGGTGTGCGCTCTTCGATCGAAGGCGTGAAGGACTATTTGTTGAACAAGAGGAACGACTGATGTCCGGCTTTGACCAGGTGCTTGCCGAAGACCGTCGCCTTGCAATGCTGCGCCTGCTTGTTGAGGCAAACGGCGAGGCCAACGAAAGCGTTCTCTACACGGGCCTGGAGATGCTGGGCCACCGCACCGAACTGACCCGCGCAAACGTCCGCTCCGATCTCAAGTATCTGGAGGAACGCGGCCTCGTCACGCTTAGCTGGTTCGGCGACAAGGTTTGCATCGCCAAAATCAGCGAGCGCGGCGTGGAAGTTTCCGAAGGTCGCACGCGCGTCGAGGGTGTCAAGAAACCGAAGATCGGGGACTGACATGGGCCGCCCTTCCTCCATCGATCGCCTCGATCCAGAAATCCGTGCCGAGATCAACAATCTCAAGACCAACCGCGGCTTCACGATCGACCAAATTCTTGAGCATCTGAAGGGGATGCCGATCCAGGTGCCGAGCCGGTCGGCGTTGGGCCGCCATGTCAAGAAGCTAGAAGAGGTAGGCGCCCGCATCCGTGCGGCGCGCGCGGTTGCGGAAGGCATCGCCCCCACACTCGCCGGCAAGGATGATGGCCAACTGCTGACTATGAACGTCAATCTACTGCACGCTGCCGTCATGCCGATCCTTTCGGCGACCGACGAAAACGGCGAAGACGTTACCATCAAGGCGTCGGAGGCGATGGCAATCGGCAAGGCGCTGGAATGCGCCTCCAAAGCCGCCGCGATCAATGCCAACCGCGTGCTGAAAATCAAACAGGAAGCGGCGAAGGAAACGGCGGCTAAGGCGGCAAAGGCCGTTACCGAGTTGGGCAAAGAGAAGGGCTGGTCGCCGGAGTTGCTCGATCTTGTGCGGTCCAAGGTTCTAAAGGTCGCATGATGAGCGAACCCAACAACCCGCTTCCAAAACATGAGGGCCGGGAGCTTCCGGCCCCTTTGCTTGAAGTGAAGCACGACGATCTTCTATTGCGCTATCAGCAGAAGGCGCTTGGCGAAGTCAGTCGTGCCATCCTGATAGTTGTCGAAAAGGGGCGCCGCATCGGTCTGACGTGGGCTATCGCTGCCGACGCCGTCGTGATGGCGGCAGCGAGTGCGCGCGCCGGCGGTGCGAACGTGTTTTATGTCTCTTACACCGTGGATATCACCCGCGAATTCATCGATACCTGCGCGATGTGGGCACGAGCGTTTATGAACATCGATGCCCAAGTCGGTGAATTTATGTTCGACGACGAGGACGAAGCCCATCCGGGCGAGACCAAGCATATCAAAGCGTTCCGCATCGAGTTTGCCAGCGGCTTTGCCATCAAGGCTCTGTCAAGTCGGCCGCGGTCGATCCGCGGGCGTCAAGGTCTGGTGATTATCGACGAGGCAGCGTTCTGCGATAACCTTGCCGAGCTTTTGAAGTCCGCCATGGCCCTGATTATTTGGGGCGCGCGGATCGTTGTCATTTCCACGCACGACGGCACCGAAAATCCCTTCAACCGGCTCATAAACGATATCAAGACTGGAAAGCAGAAGGGAAACCATATCTGCATCACGTTCGATGACGCGGTTGCCGATGGCCTCTACGAGCGTGTCCGCCTGTGCGGCAAGAACAATGGGATGGAGAAGCAAGAGTGGATCGATAGCGTCTATGCTTTCTATGCCGATAACGCCGATGAAGAATTGCGCTGCATCCCGAAGGCCGGTAGCGGCGTCTATATTCCGCGCGTCGTGATCGAAGCGTGTCAGGTCAAAGACCTTCCCGTCCTGCGGCTGCAATGCCCGGACGGGTTCACGACTAAGCCGCAACCTTATCGCGAGAAGTTCGTCGAAGACTGGCTGCACGAGTTCGTCGATCCGGTGCTTGCCAAACTCGACACGTCCGAGCGGCACGCCTACGCCCTGGATTTTGCCCGAACCGGAGATCTGTCGATCTTTGTTCCTCTTGCCATCCGACGTGACCTCACGCGACGCGCGCCGTTTGTCGTCGAGTTGAAGAATGTGCCGTACGAACAGCAGAAGCAGTTTGTGCTGTACGTTACCGAGCGACTGCCGCGCCGCGGCGCCGGAAAGTTCGACGCGACCGGCAACGGCGGATATCTGGCCGAAGTGACGATGCAGGCTTACGGCGAAGCCGAAGTCGAGTGCGTGCATCTCAGCCAAAAATGGTATCTGGAAAATGCGCCCAAGCTGAAGGCGGCAATCGAAGATCGGGCCTTCGAATTCCCGGCCGACGACTACCTCACATCAGACCTAGCCATGATCAGGCTGATGGCTGGCGTTCCCATGGTGCCCCAAGGTGCACACAACGACGATCGCGACGGCGGCGAACGCCACGGCGACTTTGCACTGGCCGCGATGCTGGCCTATGCGGCGAGCCTAGCCGATTACGTGACCTGCCGCGGCTTCATTGCGGTGCCGAGGTCGGCCGGCAAGTTCGACATGGGCGGCGGCGAACGCGATGACGCGATGCGCATGCGCGCGGATGAGCAATATGGCGGCTCCGGCCGCGGCAGTTGGTAGGAGCTGACGATGCTTCCGAAATTTGTGACTGGGCTATTGGCCTATTTCAAGGGCGACAGCGGCAAACAGGTGCTGGAGGAACATCACTCGGGCGCGACGCTGACCGGCGTGCGGCAGGTGTTTCATTCCGGCATCAGCCGCAACCTCGATCCGCGGCGGATCGCCTCGATCATGCGCGAGGCCGACGAAGGCAACCCGCAACGCTACATGGAACTGGCGGAAGAGATCGAGGAAAAGGACTTTCAGTACCTGTCCGTCCTCGGCACCCGCAAACGCCAGGTGGCGCAGTTGCCGATGACGGTGGCAGCGGCAAAAAACGGCACCGCCATCGATAAAAAGATCGCCGAAGCGGTGCAGGACGACCTGGTCGACAGCGGAGTGATCGACCGTGTGCTGTTCGACATGCTTGACGCGGTTGGCAAGGGCTATTCCCTTTGCGAAATCATCTGGGACACCAGCGGCGCGCGCTTCAAGCCGGCCAAGATCGAACATGTCGATCCACGCTTCGTCCGCTTCGATCGCGCCACGATGCGTATTCCCATGCTGCTTGGCGACAACGGTCAGGATGAGACGCTCACGGCGTTCAAGTACATCTGGCTGGAGCTGAAGGCGAAGTCTGGCATTCCAGTGCGCGGCGGCATCACCCGCGCCGCGGCCTGGTGCTGGCTGTTCAAGAACTTCGGCATTAAGGACTGGGTACAGTTTGCGGAGGTCTACGGCCTGCCGCTGCGACTCGGAAAATATCCGATTGGGGCAAGCGAAGAGGACAAGAAGGCCCTGTTGTTGGCACTGGCGCAAATTGCGTCCGACGCCGCCGGCATCATTCCGCAAAATATGTCGATCGATTTTCAAGAGGTCGCCAACAAAGGGTCTTCGGCCGACCTCTTTGAACGGCTCTGCAAGTATTTCGACGAAGCCGAAAGCAAGATGGTGTTGGGGCAGACCGGTACGACCGATGCGACCGGCGCCGGCGGTCTGGGTAGCGGCACTGAACACACGCAGGTGCGCGAGGATATCGAGCGCGCGGATGCTAACGCCGTGTCGGCTGCGATCAATGAGTATCTGGTCAAGCCCTATGTGATGTTCAATTTTGGACAACAGCCGCGCTATCCCTGGCTGCGCATCGGGCGCGAGGACGAAGCCGACGCCAAGCTGATGATCGAAGCGGCCGAGAAGCTGGTGCCGCTAGGGTTGAAGATCGTGGCATCGGATATCCGCCAAGCGGTGGGTTTCACCGAGCCGAAGGACGATGATGATCTGCTCTCGGTGCCGGCGGCGTCCGCATCACCGTCACCGTTTTCGTCGGGCCTCAATCCTGCCGTTGCCCGGGCGCTGGCGGCGGCAGCCAAGGGCGACACCATCGATCCGCTGGTCGAATCGATCCTATCCGACTGGCAACCAACGATGGCGCCGATCATGGGACAGATTGAAACCGCGATCGCGTCGGCTAAGACCTTCGAAGAGGCGCGCACCAATCTCGCGAAGATTGATCCCGACGTTGCGAAGTTTGCCGAGTTGCTCGCCTCGGCCAGGTTCCAGGCGGTGGGCGGCGGGGCACTTGGCGCGACTGTGAAGTGACGGCGCGATGCCCCTTCTCAGCGTCCGCAATATCAGCCCTGAAGACGCTTTAAAGGCGTTTCGAACACGGCTTGCACAACCGACGCCGGAATACTCCTGGCTCGATCTATGGCAGCATGAACATGCCTCGGCGTTCACAGTGGCAAAGACCGCGGGCCACGACGTGCTCGGTGATATCGGCAAATCGATCGAGGATGCGATCGCTAAGGGCGAGACATTCGAGACCTGGTCGAAAAAGCTGATCCCGACCTTGCAGGACAAGGGCTGGTGGGGCACCGGACCTGCGCTTGATCCCGAGACGGGTTTGATGGTGCCAAGCCGCCTCGGCAGCTTGCGCCGTCTCAACATCATCTACGATACCAACCTGCGCCAATCCTATGCAGCGGGGCGCTGGCTTCAGATCGAGCGCAACAAAGCCGATGTGCCGTATCTGATGTACAAACACAACTTCTCGCTTCATCCGCGCGCGGAACACGAAGCATGGGACGGCATCTGCCTTCCGGTCGATGACGCGTGGTGGATCACGCACTATCCGCCCAATGCGTGGAAGTGCCATTGCAGTGTGATCCCGGTTTCCGAGACGATGTTTGCGCGGCTGGAGAAGTCGGGCCGCATTCGAACCGACGCGCCGAAGATCATTACGCACGACTTCCGCAACAAGCGCACCGGCGAGATCACAAGAGTGCCGGAAGGCATCGATCCCGACTTTGCCTACAACTCCGGTATGGCCCTGTTGGCGGAACTAAGGAAGGCGGCATGAGTTTGCCCCTCGCCGGAGCCGGGTTTGGCACCGTCCGGCCGTTAACCCTCCGGTCTAGGGCTTGCGGTCGGCGCTTGGGCTTGTGTCGGTCGGAATGGGCGAGCCCCACAGATGCCCCAGGACGGCCCGTGAGACCCTTCCAAGCCCCTCCGGAGCCAGAAACCGAGCAATCGGCCTGCCAGCCTTTCAAAAGGGTCGCAAAAATGAATTGGGCGCCCCTCTCACCCCGTCATTTTGCCCCGGACGGCCATCCCCCCTCCATATCGGTCCCAAACGGGGGTATGAAGGCGCCCGCGCGCCCGCTTCGCGGCGCCACGGCAGCGCCCAGCTAGGGCCGCGCCCACCCGCTTTAGTCCAAGCCGCCTCGCCGGGGATATTTATCCCCGGCCACGACACGCACCGGACGGATCATTGTCCGGGCCATGACGACGCTTGTTCTTATCGATCGGCCCGACGTGGCGGTCGCGCTCTGCGCGGCCGTCGAGCTTTACGAGACCGCCAACTGCTCGGCGACCGAACTGGTGATGGCGGAGAATGGCCAGGCGCCCGAGTGGGTGCAGCTCCTGCCCGCTGGTGACGTGAAGCCCGTCGACGGCCGCGAACCGTGGACCAACGGCGATCCCGCGAAAGTCATCGAGGCATCGCTTGCCGCGCTGCCGCGGATGTCGATCGATTACGATCACGGCACCAACACGGGCGGTTCATCGCGCGCCGCCGGCTGGATCAAGGAACTGAAGGCCAAGGGCCCAAAAGGCGAGCCCGGCATCTGGGCGCGGGTCGAATGGACCGGCCCGGGAGCTGAAGCAGTCGCCGCAAAAGAATACCGGTTCCTCTCGCCAGTTTTCAATTTTGTGAAGGGCTCGCGCCAAATTATCAGCATCAAGCGCGCTGCCCTCACCAATGATCCGGCGCTCGTCATGACGGCGCTGGCTTCGGCTGAGCCTAACAACCACCCCAACAAGGAGACGACGTTGGACCTTAAAGCACTCGCGAAGCTGCTCGGACTGCCCGAGACGGCAACCGCGGAAGACATCACGGCCGCGATTAAGGCCATGTGCGACGGGCAGGGCGCCATGGCGGCGAAGAAGAAAGCCCTCTGTTCGGTGATGAAGGCCGCCGGCCTCGCCGAAGACTTCGACAAGTTCGACGATACCGCGGCGACAGCGATTTGCACGAAGATCGCGGCGGTTCCGCCCGAAGCGACCGAAGTCGCCACGCTGCGCGCCGCACTGACCGCGTCACAGCTCCAGGTTCTGGAGCTGCAAGGCACCGCGGAGAAGAAGTCCGCCGAGCAGAAGGTCGAGGACGCGAAGAACGCGGGCCAGATCACGCCGGCTCAGGTGGAAGTGGCCCTCGCGTTATGCAAGCGCGATCCCGCCGCCTTCGAGGCCTTCATCAAGAAGGCTACGCCCGTCGTGAAGCCGGGCAAGACGGAAGCGCCAAAGGGTGGCGATACGAAAGCCGGTGAGCTGGATGAAGGTCAGCTCGCCATCTGCCGGATGGTCGGTCTGACGCCAGAAAAATATGCCGAGACGCTGAAGGCGCAGGCAAACGATGAAGAGGAGGCGAGCTAATGTCTCTTTCGAACGAACGTGACACCATTGCCCGTCGCGGAGATTTCCTGGTGGTCGGTGTCAAAGCCGGCGCGATCATCTATGCGGGTGCCCTTGCCTGTGTCGCTATGGGGTTTGCCGTTCCCGGTTCTGCCAACCCGGCCCTTCGTGGCGCGGGTCGCGCGGAAGAGACCGTCGACAATTCGGCGGGGCAAGACGGCGACCTCAAGATCAGGATCGAGAAGGGCGTCTTTCTCTTCGGCAATCTCGATGCCGATCCTGTCACCGCCGCCGATATCGGCCACAACGCTTATGTCGTGGATGATGAAACGGTTGCCAAGACGGACGGCAATGGCGCGCGTGGTATTGCAGGCTTGATTGTCGATGTCGACGATCGCGGCGTCTGGATTGATACGCGGGCTAACGTCGGCGGTAAGGTGTACGTGCGCCTCAGCGCGCTCAGCACCAAGGCCGCGGATGCGGCTGTGTCGCGCATCGTTTCGCCGGTCGCGGGCAAGATCACAAAAGTCTGGTCGGTGTCCAACGCGGCGCTCGCTGCCGGAGATGCCACGCTGACGGCGAAGATCAATGCCACGCTCGTCACGGGCGGCGTCGTCACCATCACCCAGGCCGGTTCGGTTGCGGGCGACGTCGATAGCGCCGCGCCGACCGCCGCCAACGTCGTGGTTCCCGGCGATCTTATCTCGGTGACCGGTGGCGGTGCGTCCACCGCGACCGCGACCGCCGAAGTCCTCGTCGAAATCACCGTCTAAAAAGGGTCGTACAGAACATGTTGATCAATGCCAAAAACCTGCGTGATACGACCACCGCCTTCACGACGGTGTTCAATGGCGCATTCTCCGGCTATACGCCGACAGGCTCTGCCATTGCGATGGAAGTGTCGTCCTCGACACGTAGCAACGACTATCGCTGGCTCGGCAAGCTCAAGGGCATGCGCGAATGGATCGGTGAACGCGAACTGAACAACCTCAGCGAGTTCGGCTACCAGATCACCAACAAGCCGTTCGAAAACACGGTTGAGGTGGATGCCGACGATTTCGAGGACGATCAGATCGGCATCTATTCGCCGATGATTGCAGACCTCGGGCAGACCGCAGCGGAGCACCCCGACCAGCTCATCTACAGCCTCGCGAAGAACGGCAACACTATCGTCTGTTACGATGGCAAGCCCATGTTCGCGGCGGACCATCCGGTGACCGGCGCCAACGGCAAGAAGCTCGCTGTCTCGAACTACCAGGACGGCGCCGGCGAACCGTGGTTCTTGATGGTGACCAAGCGGCCGATCAAGCCGATCATCTATCAGCCTCGGCGCAAAGCGCGGTTTGTCGCGCTCGACAATCCCGACGACTACAACGTCTTCATGAAGAAGAAGTTCGTCTATGGGGTGGACTATCGCGGCAACGTCGGATTTGGCCTGTGGCAACTCGCGTACATGTCGCGCGCGCCCCTCACGCCCGACAACTACAAAGCCGCGCGTTCGGCGTTGATGTCGCTGAAAGGTGACGGTGGGCGGCCACTCAATCTTATCTCCGATCTTCTCGTCGTTGGTGGCAACAACGAAGGCCCTGGTCGTCAGATCGTCAAGAACCAGAGTAATGCCGCGGGCGCGACGAACGAATGGGTTGGCACGGCCGACTTGCACCTCTCGCCGCTGCTTACTGGCGCATAACGGATACACCCCGCGAGCGAAGAAGGGCGGCACCGGCAGGTCACGGTGCAACGTAGAGGCAAAAGCCCAACGCCCAATGAGTGCGTAAGGGGACGGTGATCGGCTTGGATCGCCGTCCCTACTTCGATCAGAGAAGCTATGGCCAAGCATGGATTTGCAAAGGAACGACTGCGTTCCTTCCTTGAACGCGTCGAGCGTGTCGAAGAGGAAAAGAAGGCCCTCGGTGACGACATCAAAGAGATCTACGCCGAAGCGAAGGGAGAGGGTTTCGACACCAAGACCATGCGCCAGGTTGTCCGGTTGAGGAAGATGGACAGGGCCGACTTCCAAGAGGCCGAAGCACAGTTGGACTTGTATCTTTCCGCTGTTGGTATGCGCTGATGGCCTACGCCACCAAACAGGACATGATCGACCGCTACGGTCTCGACGAAGTGATCGGCATCACTGATCGCGCGATGCCGCCGGCGAACGCGGTTGACGACGCCGTGCTGACCAAGGCGCTGGAGAACGCGATGGCGGAGGTCAATTCCGAAGCCAAGCTCACCGGCACCATCACCCAGACCGAGCAGCTCGCCAACATCACATGTGCGATCGCGCGCTATCACCTTTCGGACCCGTGCAGCGAGCGCGTGCGCACCGACTACGAGGACCAGATCACGCTCCTGCGCCGTGTGGCGGCCGGAAACGCGCTGCTGATCGGCCAGAACGCCGCCGCGCCGGCGGCCACCGGCAACGATGCGCCGGTCTTTACCGCGCCCCCGCGCCGGTTCACCCGCGACACGCTGAGGGACTTCTGATGACCGGCGCGGTTCTTGGACTGACATGGGACGATACCGAGCTGCGCGAG